TCGAACCCGTTGAAACATTACTATATGACGTATTTGAACCAGTGTCAACATCGCCATATGCAAAAATATCTACAGCTCCTACACTAAATGTTGCTGATAGTCCATCAAAACCAACCTGCATATCAACAACAGATACAGAACCAATACTAGCGCTAAATGATAGACCAGTTAGTCCTAAAGTCATATCATTAGGATCTAAAGATCCAACACTAGCTGTTGCAGATAATCCAGTAGGTAATGCTACTGCACCACCTAATCCTACTATTGATCCTAACTGAGATTCAAACTGTTGACCTGATAATACCACTGCATTGTTTGGTGCAACCACTGTTCCCAAAGATGTGGACATTGAGAATCCTGTAACATCAACTTGGTTACTAGAAGATCCAGTTGCAGTTCCTTGACTTGAAGTTATTGATAAACCAGAAGGTAATACAGTATCGTTTGGTGCTATCGCAGTTCCTTGACTTGCGGTAAATTCTTGGCCAGTTAAACCTACAACTTGATCAGCAACTGCCACAGCCCCTAATGCAAAGGATGCAGAAACTCCAGACATTGCAACATTTGCATCTGCTTCAACTGCTAATGACCCTGCGCTAGCTGTTGCAGAAACACCCGATGGTTCTACAACTGCAGAACCAATACCTGATAAAGAACCTGCACTAGCTGAAAATTCTACACCATTAACATCAAAATTAGGACTTAAACCAATTGTGATTGCAAACTCACCCCAAGCACCTTGACCGTAAGTATTATTACCCCAGCCTTCTATACCCATGCTAGAGGATATTTCAAAACCTGTTAAAGAAACTGTTACGTCGTTAAGATCTCCCCAAGACTGTTCATTCCAAGTCTTAGCTCCCCAACCTGCTCCAAATTTTTGATTTTCGTTCCAATTAGCTTGGCCCCAGGTGAACCGGCCCCATCCTGAAGATACCGACATGGTCGGCCTCCTATGCTAATCTAATGATTGCTGCTGTAGCGTTTGCTGTAGGAAACTCTATTTTAAAAGTTCCGTTACTTGCTGTTTTGTCACCACCAAATGCAATTGCACATACGGCGTTAGTTGTGCCTGAACCACCGTCTGTTGTTGTGTTATATATTAATGCACCGTTAGCAGTGAAAGAAGCAGAAGAATAAGTTACATCTGCAAAATCAGTAAAAGCTGTTGTTGAAGACAATGAAACTCCTGAATTTGTAAGAGTTGCACCCCCTGCAGTGTATGCAGTTCCAGATGTGTTTGTAATTTCTTCTGATGTTGAATAACCTGTTGTAGAAGCCCCTAAGTTTGCATCACTATCAAATAGTGCTATTTTAAAAGTGTGACCACCTGAAGATTCAAAACTGTGTTTACCTTGTAAAAGTTCTTGTTTGAAACTTGAACATATTGCCGATGTTATTGCCATAATTTTCTCCTACGGGTTTACTGAGTTTACCGGTATTCGAACAGTGCCATCTGTGTAGTCATCTCTTCTTCGTCTACCGACTTGCTCATTAGCAAACTTCTGTACTTCTTGTTTATATTTATTTTCATATAAAGTCAACATATCTATCGGACCTTTTAAAAACCCATATGCCTCTGATAGACAGCAATATAATAGCCCATTTGGAAAGTTCATACTAATATAATTAGTATTATCGCCCTCTAAAAGATCAGGGGCTTTATTAAAATGAACTCTAAATCTATAAGTTGTATTTGGTGTAGGGGCTACAAATATTCTGCCTGATGTAGTGTCAGATTCTCCTGTTCCTCCACCAAACATAGCATAATATTTAGGTTGACCCTGAGCAGCGGAGGTTCCAGTTACATCCTGATACTCTTGTAAATAAGTTACATCTTTTTTTTCTAGCCATCTATTAGCTCCCGTAATTTCAGACCCTGCTGTATCATAAACTTGTATGCCTCTAATAAATACTGCTCCTGCAGGGCAGTTTATAGATTCTTGTCCAGCAACAAAATTACCTAGTTGTTGTTTTCTATCTGCATCAATAGGCACATCTCTAAATATTCTGTATTGTGCATTTAAAATTATATTTTCTAAAACAGCATCTGTTAATACGTTAGAGTCTGTTTCAGTATAACTTTTAATTTGTGTCTTTAATCCTGATGCGCTTAATCCTGCCATTATTGTACTATCTCCAAACAACGAGGACAAGATTTTCTAAATCTTAAATGTCCTGTGCAATGTTTTAATTTTCCATCCTCTTCAATATATACTGGAGTCTCTGGTTCTGCTGGATCTTCGTATAATTGTAAATGTTCATCTTTTTCTGGACATGCACATTGTTTTATACCGAACAAACTACAAATAAAATTTTTTATTTTTTTAATCATGGTGTTATTGTAACTGGTCCTGCGGACACAGTTGGTCCTCCTCTTTCCTCTGTTATACTAGGAGTTGCACCTAGTGTAAATGTATATTTATCTGTTGTGGTTACCGTTATACTAAATCCTGATGAATTTTCATAGGTAGAAAAAGGCACTCCTCCTGGACTACCTTGAACATTTCTAAATCTTACTGTGTCCCCTGAAGTTCTCCCGTGGTTAGGTTCTGTCACTGTAACAGTTTGTGAACTTGCAGTTGTAGAAAAAGGATTATTACCTAACATAGCAGCAACTGCTGGCTCTATTCTTCCCGGTCTTACATGTCGTAAGGATATAGAATCACCATTCATAGGTTTTGGTTCTAGCTGTGGTTGCTTTGGTTCAAACTCTGATACGTGCACAAATGCACCGTTCCATTCTCTAACCATCTCTTTGTATGGAAACTCCATACCAGATCTGTCTGATATTGCTTTTGCGTATTTACCTGTTGCGTATTTTGCCATTATGATCCTGGGTAATATGCTTTAGGAGTGATGTGTGTGCTAGATGCAGAACCATCTTCTGCTAACGCTCTTGCAAACTCATCCTCGTAAACTAATTTTGTTTGTTGAACTAAATTTGGTTGATATTTCATAGACAGATAATATGCTAATCCTGACACCATACAAGGCACAAATCTAAATGGAACATCTGTTGCATTTGTATAATCACCTACATCTTGTATTCTTTTTATATAATAAAAATGCATATCTTTTGATGCATTAGAAGAATCAGGTGTTGGATAAATATGCACTCTAACTTTATCAATAAATCTTTCTACCCAATATTGATTAGGTGTGCCTTTAGATAACTTGTTAGAAAAACCTGCATAAGTAGATCTATCTACTTTTGTCATCGGTGAATCTGATTGCGTTGTTTGAGTTCTATTGGATCTTAACTGTGCTTCAAGAACATCGGACATTCCATATATTCCGTTTGGAGTAGATGTTGCACTTGTGCCATCATCACTAGATCTGAAGAAATCATACTCTGCTTGTCCTTCAATTAAATCTAAATTAAGTTCATCTATTTCCCAATAGTGAATACCTCTATTGCCCCATTCTTGAAACAATATATTTAATGTTCTTCTAGCGTTTTTTAATTGGTAACCAGCAACATTTTGCTGACCTATTCTTTCAAAAGCTTCCTCTACTATCTCATCAATAGCAAAAGTTTTATCGAACGTCGCTGTTCCCGAAGTAGTATTAGCCATTTAAACTCCTACGATTCGTAAACTTTAATCCATTCACAAACAATTGTACCTGTATCTCCATTAGTGCAAGCCGGTAAAACGACGTTTACATCTCCAGTGAACCCACTAGCTTCAGTGTTTTTTAATCCACCAAAAGATGAATAATCATATTCCATTTCACCTGCTAAAGTTTGAAATACAACATCTGTTGTTGCATCCCATTGCATTCTAATTGCATCAGCTGGTGCTGTTACAGAAACATTAAAACTAACTTTGTTTAGTCTTACAGTTTTGCAAGTTTTACCATTGTTTGATGCTAATTCAGAAACGTCAACTATTTTAGTTGTGCTTCCAGCACTATCAGAAACTACGTTGTAGTGAGTGATAAGTTTCTTTGCTCCGTCAAATACAGTTGTGTTTAATACTGTGTCTGCCATGTTTTCCTCCTTTTAAAGAGCGCCTGCATTACCAGGCGCTCCGAGTTTATTTATTTATTAACTTACTGCTGCACTAAATGGTGTAGCTAAGTCTCCAGTTCCTCCAGATGTAACTTGAACGCCCCATCTGTTGGCACCGATTGCTTTGCAAGTTATGATTGTTCCAGCTAATCCACCTGTTGTACTACCGTTTAAAGTAATAGTGTCAGATGCTGCTGCAGTCATAAAACCTTCAGCGTTATCAGTTGTATCCGTGTCAACTATTAATGCGTTCCCAGTCATTGTATCACTAGCATTAGCAACTTGTAAAACGAAGTCACCAGTCTTAGTTGTTCCAATGTAGATCTCAAAAGAAGCACCTAAATTGTTTGCTGAGTTTGGATCGTTACCTGGTCCTGCAACACCTGAATCAGCTGTTGAATTAATCGCAGGTAAAGTCAAAGTAGCTGCACCAGCAACATTGTGGTACAACATTCTACCAGCATGTGAATCAACAGTTAAAGAAGTTGCACCTGCTCCGATACTTACAGAGTTTCCA